CATTTTATTTTATTTTTTTAGGTTAAGGGAGTGAGTGCCTAAGCACCCACTTCCGTATTATTTATTTATTATGATTGGTGAACGATGTCAGCTCCGATACCTAACTGAACACCTCCTGAGTAACGAGCAACTAATCTCATATTGTCAGAACCATCTAAAGCAGCCATATCCATCAAAGAAATTCTTGTAGCGTCTGAAAGCAAATCCGTCCCATAAAATAAATTACTCTTCTCTGCTGCTACTAATTGGTTGTCAGGCATACCGTTACAAACAGCGATTTTGTACCCTTCAAAAACAGGTGCATAGTCTCCGTTCATATTGTAAGCGTTTACATATCCTAAAGTAGATACTGCTGAAACATATAAAGCGTAAGTCTTAGGACTCATATAGATATGTAAGTCATCTTTTCTCAATACTGCTGAAATATCAGTTGCCATATCAGAAGTTAAAGTTTGTAAGTTAGCAATAATGTTAGCTGCTGTATAAGCTGCTGAAGCAGTTGAAGTGTTTACTGTACCATCTACTGCAAATGCTCCTGTAGTAGCTGTCAAGAACCCTTCAAATTCTCCTGCTGTTGCTCCTGTTCCTGACCATACTGAAGCTTCAACTCCATTAGCGATAATTTCTCCCATATAAGAGATTACATAGTCATCAAAAGATGCAGGTGGTGGCGCTCCTGCTCCTGCTCTCATTTGTAACGCTTCCCAAGAGTCAAGTAAAGTTGACTTGCAAAGGTCTAAGTTAATTTGTAGGTTTTTTGGTGTAAGTACATTCTCAGTAAGCGCTAAAGTACCTGCGTCTGTAAAGTCGCAAGAAGCGTCTTTTACTAATCCTGAACCTGCCATTTTTTGGATTGAACTCTTAAATTTCACGTTTTCAATCAAAGTTAAGTAGTCTAGTGAGTTTGCTTGGTTTAAAGCTGCACTGATGTAAAATCCTGCCGCCTTTCCTGCAAAGTTGCTTGTTGTTGTAAAAGCCATGTTTTTGTTTTTTATTTATTAATATTATTTATTTAAATCTTGTAAGAATTTTTCTCTTTTAGATAGTTTGTTATATTCTTTTCTAGCCATTGGCTTTCTATCTGAACTGAATTTGTTTGTATCTAAAGGAGCTGAAGCAGGTTGTGAAGCCAACTCAGTTTTTAATCTTTCGTTTTCTTCTTTTAACTTAGTTAATTCATCTTCTGCTGAAAACTCAACTACTTCTGTAGTTTTTATAGACTTAGGGTTTGTAGAAGGTTCTTCTGTTTCTTCAGACATTTCTTCAACTTCTTCTTCAGTATCTTTTTCTTCTCCTTTTAAGTCTGCAACTGCGTCCTCTAGGTTCTGAATTCTTTTCTCCATTCCTTCCCAATCTTGTACGTCCGCTTCTTCTCCATCATCTTCAGCTAATTCTTCTTCAACTACTTCTTCAGTAACTTCTTCTTCAGTTTCAGACTCAATAACCTCAGCAACAATTCCTTCTTCCTCAACTCTGAAAGATACTCCGTCTTCAGTCTTGTAAGTTCCAACAGGTAATAAAATTGTAGTTCCGTCTTCAGTTAATACTGAAATATCTACTCCTGCTTCTAATTCATCAGCAGTTGAAACGAAAATAGTTCCGTCTTCTGATTTTGATTGCCACTCTAACTTAATTGTTTCTTCTTTGTTAAGACCTAGAGCTAATAAGATTTGTTCTTTAATGTCCATAATTTCTTTTTAGTTTTATTAGTGTTTGTAATATATAATAGATAAACTATTACTTTGTTTGATTTTGCTTAATTATTTCATTTAGTGCTGAAAGTATTTCCTCGTTACTTGGTGCTTTTTCTGACATCTGTTCCATCTTATCCGTAAAGTAACCTTCTATTGAAAGTCCTTTTAATTCACCTTCTTTGATTTTAGACCAAAGTTCGTCATTTTCTATTTTCATTTTTACAAACCAAGTGCCATTAGGTAAGTCATAGCCGTATAACTTAGATTTGTCTTGGTCACCTTCCTTAATCCAAGATTCAACCGTTAGAACGCCTGAAACTCTGTCTTGGTGTTGGTATGTAGCTTTGTGGTGATTGTTATGTTTCAAATATAAAAAAGCTGCTTTTTCAACTGTCGCTTTTGAAAAGTAAACATAGTAATCTGAGTCCGTATTCGGGTCGTGTCTGAATATTTGCTTGTTTGGAATAAGTGCAGGACTAACTAGCATTCTTTTCTCCTCATCTACTTTTGCAAATGTTAAATTATTCTTTTCTTTTCCGAAGTAAACAAAGTCTTGTTCTATTGCAGGTGAAGTTACTAAACTAATTGCGTCAATAGCTAGTTCCTGATTATCGTCTGAAATTATTAACTCAACAATGGATGTAGTCTTTTCGTAATTGTCTTTATTGGCTTCTTCACATTCAGCAACTGAGTCATAAGTACAGTCTCCTGTCTTTCCCCATTTATATTTTCCGTTTTCACATTCTTCGCAAGGCATAGTATATAATATATTTAATTAATTTTTATTTGATTTTAGATTGTAGCCCTTCTTCTAATATTGGCTAGTTGGTTCTGACTGTTAGTCATTTCGTCTGTTACTACGTAAGCTCTAGTAGGTTCAGGTTCTAATCCGCCTGATAAGTCAAAAGCTCCTGACATCATTTGAGGTGCAGGTGTTGAAGATGTTGCAGGTGCTGAAACAGAACCGCCCCCACTTGCACTTTCAGAACTTGTTGAAAGTATTTTCTGTATGGAAGCTGCACCCATAGCACCTGTAGCGATTGCTTGAACTAAATTAAACGGTGCAGGAACATTAGCCATTGTGTTCATAATTGCTTGTTGGGTATTGTAAATTGTCTTTGCTACTGCTACTGCTTTTTGTGCATCCTCACTTTCTCCTGCTAGTTGTTTAGCTGCGGCAAAGCCCATCCCAATCATTTTTTCTTTTTCTTTTTCTTTTAGTTTTTCTAAAGCTAATTCTGCTTTTTTTACTCTTTCTTTTTCTGCAATTTCAGCATCTGCCAATTTTTTTATAGCGTCTGCTTCTTCCTTTTGTTTTGCTTTTTTGTTTGCTGCTATTTCATTTGTCAAAGTTTCCATTTCAGTAGCAAGTCTTTTCTGAGTTTGAAAAGATGAAGTCTGTAGGTCAATTAATCCCACTTCTAAATTTGCTAGTTCGTCTAAATCTTCAGCCATATTTTCAGACAAAGCCATTGTTTCTTTTTGGATTTGAATTTTCCTTTTTTGCATTTCCAAAACATCATTAGTTGTCTTTAATTCTAATTCGTTTGCTGTTTGAAGTGCTGCAAGTCTTTCTTCTGCTGTTTTACTTTCATCTAAAGCGTCAAGTCTAGCTTTCTGTATTTCTTGTCTTGTTTGTGCTCTTACTTTGTTAAACTCTCTTTCTTCATCTCTTAACTGTTGCGTTAATCCTTTTAACTTCATTGCAGCGGCTACATCCTTTTCTATTTCATCACCTAAAGATTTAAACCCTTCCGCCATTTTACCCGTTAAGTCATCTACTCCTGTTGCTACTTGTACCATACTTTCACCGAACCCTGCCGCGTTTTCCTTCATTTCATCCCAATCAAAACTTAAAGCTGACTGAATAGTTTTTCCTAAAAAACCAAAGGCATCTATTATGCCCTGAACTCTATTAAGTAGGTTTGTCTTTATAGCTTCCCATAAGTCCGCTATTGCTTGTTGTGGGTCTTCAAAAGCACTAACTATTACTTTTCCAAAGCTTGAAAGTCTGTCAGTAATAACACTAACGACTGCGCCAAACCCTGCCATAGCTCTTTCTAACTTTTCAGCACCATCCTTAGTACTTTTAAAGTAAGCAATTAAAGAACCGACTAAAACTACAAAAGCACCAATACCTGTTGAAATTAATCCTGCTTTAATACTTCCGAACATTCCCTTAGCTGTTACTGCTGCTGAAGCAAAACCTCTTTTTACTCCATTAAGAGAAACGCCCATAACTTTAAACTCAGATGCTGCATTCCCTGCGTCCTTAGATACATCACCTATGTTAGATTTTACGTTTATATTTATATTTTCGTCTGCCATAATTTTATTTTTAAAGTGCTACTCCTGTTTTTATTTGTGTCATTCTAATAGTTGAAGTCCATTCTATATTCATATTGGTAGCTCCTTTTACAGTTTGCAAGAAGTTTGTTCCTGATACTGAATTTATAGGACTCCATCCTGTAGTAGTTCCTGAACTTGCAGGTGATGTTCTTGACCTTTGTATACTTAATGTTCCTGACTTATTTATAACTACACCTCTTTCAACCCAAGACTTGAAATCACCAACTGCACCTGAACCTGAAGAACCCCCAACTCTTACTGCTAAACTTTCTGATTGAAAATAAATAGCCGTATTTTCAGGCACTACAAAATAACTATCAGTTGTATTGTTTAAAAAAGCGTCTACTGTGCTGTTATCTGTAGTTGTTTTACCATACATCAAAGTCATTGTTTGCCTTTCCCCTAAACTATCACCTGAAGCATTACCCCCTAAGACAATTGAGTTATCAGCTGTAGCTTCTCCTAAAGTACCATAGACGTTAGCATTGTTTACTCCGTTTGCTATTTCGTTATTGTTTCCTACTACTATGTTATTTCTTGATAATCCTTTTACTGTATTGTTTTCACCTATTATATAAGTATTGTTTGTTCCTGTTTCAGTCGTGTTTCCTGTACCCTGTAATTTATTACTTTCATTGCTAAAGCTTCTGTTAAGATTTGTATTAAATCTAAATGTAGAACAAGTTCCTGTAGCTTTATTATAAGTATATCCGTAAGCTTCGCATTGTAATTGATTTGGAGTAACAGCATTTGTTCCGTCAGTAAATGTTACTACTCCTATTGGTGAAGTCTCTAAGGGCTTTACATCAAATCCTGATAAATATGGTATTGTTTGTTTTGCTGCTGCCATTATGGTATAAGTATAAATTCAACTGTTGCTAAGTCGTTTGGTTTGTAGTCTATTTTGTTTACTCTAAATGTTCTGTTTTTAATAAATACTGTATCGTTGAATTTAAAAGTATTAATATCTGAAGGACTTAAATTAACTTTGATTGTCATTATCCTAGTATCAGGATTGTAAAGCTCTGAGTAATAAGGCAACCAATACAAGTTAAATAGATTATTGTTTGTAGGTGAGCCTACAGGCTGTATCAACTGACATTCTCCAAAGTGAAAATCTCTAGAACCTGATATTGTAGGTATATCTGTTAAATGACTAAATTGTAAAAATTCAGTTTCATTTACAATAGCTGTTGAACCATTAGGTAAAGGTGCGTTGTATGTGTAACCTGCTATTGTTTTTACTCCATTGTTATACATAATTCTTGGGCTATTTTCAAAACCTTCAGAGGTTTCGTCTTCCGTCATAGAATAAAGCGAAGGAGTTATAAAGTCAGGAAATTGGCTCATTAAAGGCTTGACCACTGTTGCTGCAAAAGGTTCGGCAATAATTTCTTCTTCTCCTGCTAGAATTGTAAACTCTGATGCATTATATTTTTTACTTCCGTATAAGTGATTCGTTCCTTTTTTATAAACATTAAAAGCGTAATCGTCCTCATCTTCTACAAACTTAAAAATAGTTTTTTTGTTTAAATCAGTTAAAGGCACAAGTTTCATTTCTGAAACATCTATCTTATCAGTCCAATCTAACTCAACACTATTAGGGTTGTTTAAAAACACATCTGAATAAGGTTCAATCTTTATATTGCTCGGGTTGTCTTCATCAGGCAAAGTAACTAAGTTGAACATTGTCATCAAGCCCTTTAAGAAATCCCATTGCCCTGTTTCACCCCTTAATGAATTTAACATACTAATAAAATTAGAAACAGTTAAATACCAAGTTAATTGAGTACCTTTTTGTTGTATTACTCCTGCTGCATTTGCTTTAAATTGAGGTTGTACAGTTTCTCCTACTGCTAATGGTGGTATTTGTACTGTACCTGTAAATGTATAAGTTTGGTTGGGAATAAGTGTTACAATTCCTGAGCTATCAGAAACAACCCCTGCTGCCAACCATTGTAATTCTACTGTTCTATTAACTGTGTCTGTATTCTTTACTTCAAAAGTATAAGATAAATCATATGCAGTATTCAGTACTGTATTTGTAAGTATATGAGTTGTGAAATCATAATCAGGTGGAGCAGCGGCGAAAATACTATTAGGTATATTTACTATTTCCAATGGAGTAAATGATGTTCCTGCAAATACACCACTCGGTGCGTTTACAGCACACGAAAATATTCCGAACGGATTTGAAGATATAGGAATGTCATCAGCACCCCAATTAAAATCCATATACAACTTTTTAAAATCGTCTGTATCAAAGAATTCACTTTCATAAGTAAAAGGCACGACTTGAAATATCCTGTCTATTAAATACTTAATGTTTATAAAAGGTCTAAAAATATCTGTTATACTAGTATAATTTATATTAGTTCCTGACAATGTAAGATTATGGTTCCAATCTACAAAAGGGTATTTTAAAGTTGTGTAGTCATCTCTAAAACCTGATGTATTAGGGTAAGTGTAAGATATACCTGTTCCTGAATTGTTCCAACTATTCTTTATTTCCGTGTCATTGTATTGGTGGTCTAATTCTAAAAATTCTATATCTGAAAACGTCTTATCACTTAATACATCAGCTAGTGCAACAACTTCAGAATACAAGTTTACATTGTAACTTGTTTCTCCTGACTTGTCAGAAATATCAATCATTCTTAAATAGCCTTCAAATAATAAAAAGCCATCTTGTTTTAAAATACATTTAGTTCTTTTGTAAGGGTTAAAGTTAAGCCCTGTATCAGTTCTTGTTATTTCAAAAATATTGTCAAAGATTTGATTGTTTCTTTTTGTAGCAGGTAAGTTAAAAGCCTTTGAATATGACTGTACTTTTTCAGCTACATTTTTAAAGTCATCTACACTAAGACTAAGAGGTATGTCTTCATCTTCGTAAAGGTCGCAAATAACTTGTCCATTGCTTAAATCTGTAAATACTCCGCTAGGTATTGATGTAGATAAAACACAAGATATGTCTTCTATTACAGCAACTGAGGTTACACTATGAATTACTATTATATCAGCAGTTGAATAAGCGTCAAATTGTATAGTCTGAGTTCCTGTACCTGTAATTATATGAGAGCTTTTTAATATGTCGTTATGGTATTGATAAACAGTAAAATTTGTTGTATTAAATTGTATGTTTAAAGTTAAGTCGTATGTAGCACCAAAAGTTAGGTTAGATAACCTTTGAACTATTCCTGTATTAAGAACTACCGAAATTACGTTTGATCCTTCTTCTACAAAGTTTGAGTTACCACTAAAACGATACCAAGTGTTACTTATAAAAAATGTAGAACCTGCTAATGTATATGAATTAATGTAAGTCTGAGGTAAAGCACCTGCAATATTGAGAGTTGAAGATGAAGCGTTTACTTGGTTAAAATTAATACCATCAACAAAGAATTGAGTAGAAGGTGAACTTAATGGTGTTGAACCATCAAAATACTGTGGAAATACTATTAATTGTACTGACATTATACTGATTGTGTTCTTAGTGTTTTACTCTTTTCTACTTCAAAAGTGTACTGAATAAGTTTATCGTTTGCTACTGTCTTTTTTGTAAAGCTAGAAGTTGTAAGCCTTACAGGTTTTACATATTGATTAAGTGCTGAGTAAGTTCCGTCATCTTGGTAACCTTCTAAAATATAAACTTCAGGACTGTTTATTAGTTCTTCAAACATATCATTTTCGCTTTCACTTACAAAGTCTGAATTCATTGTAATTTTCTCTGTTGCGTTTACTCTAAATGCTTTCTTGCCGCCTTTGTAACTATCTACTCTGTATGCAGCTTCATTCCAAGTTCCTGCTAGTTGCTCGTATGTAGAACCTTTTGTTGATATGCTTCTTACTGACTTCTGAGTGAATGTATAGTAATCCCAAACTCCCCATTGATTTAACCAACAAAGTCTTATGCTTTCAAATCCTTTAGTATTAGGACAATTTATGTTTATAGTGTATTGTTTAGCTATTCTAGGATAATTAGGTAAACTAGCGTTATTGGTAGAAGCCTGTACAACTATTGAACCGCCCTGTATTGTTCCTGCTGTAACTAAAGCATTAAAAGTAGAACTCCAATTTTGTAAATTAGCAGGAAAGCAACCAAAGTATAAAAGTTTTTCTGATATTTTTGTAGTGAAATTAGTATAAGCTCCATTAGTCCAATTCTTATTAATATTCTCTGTTCCTATTTGACTTCCTGAGCTATCTTTGTATGTTAGCTTTATATAGTCTAAATTGTCGTTAGGTGATAAAAAAGCAAATGTTCCGTAATCTTCTAAATTAGCATACTGAGTAGCAGGTGCATTTGTTAAGAAGCTATCTGTTTGAGCTGAAAGGTTAAAGTTACTTAAATTATATCCAAAATTGTTAGCAGTTGAACCTGTACCCATTGTAAGAATATCAGAATATTTTAAATAGCCATTAAACATCTGATAATCAACTGAGTTTATTTCCTGTACTGTTTGCACATCACCATTTGCGTCTGTGTATTGTGTTTTAAATTGAATAGTTAACCATCTAGCTGCTTTTTTATTTCTAGAATATTTATCTATTAAATGTAAAGGGTGCGGTGTGTCATTACTTGTTACTACTGTTTTATACTTACTTTGATTGTAAGCCATATTATCAGCACTAACATAATTTTCAACTACTTGCTTAAAATCAAATATTCCTACTCCTGCATTGTTAGGAGTTGTTTTAAAAGTTGCTGTTGCTGTTGATGTTGTAGTTATTGAACTAGGTGTTGTTTCACTTATATAAACATCAGCAATAAATCTAACATTAGTAAAGCCTGATACTATCGTATTATTTGATACTACAAAAATTACTTCTTGACCTACAGGAAGTTGAGTATATAAAGGTTTTTGTTCTATTAGTGTTGCCATTATGCTATTTTTTGTTGTCTTAAACTATTTACTATGTCATCTGCTATTGCTTTTCCAAACTTACTGCTAAACTGTTTCATTCCTAACATTAAAGGTTTTTGAAAGAAGCTGATGCCCTGTATTCCTTTTTTACCTATGCTTCTTGCAATTAAAAACTTTATACTTTTCCTAGATATAAACTTTCCTTCTTTATCTCTAGGAGCTATTCCTTTTTTTACTACCCATTTGTCAAGTGCCTTAGTAGGTGGTTGAGAATGTCCTTTAGATTTTTTATAACTAAAAGGACTCTTAATAGTTTTTCCTTTGTAATCTTTAAATCTTCTTTTTGTTTCTGTTCCTGAAACCCCTTTATCTACAAAAGCACCATAAGAGTTCATCTTAAATTGTACATTAAAACCTTTATTTGTAGTGACTACTTTAAAACTAATTGAGTTTTCTAATTTACTACCACCACCTTTTGATTTTTGTAAATTCCCTTTTGCTCTGTTTACTACTTGCTTACCAAAGCTGTTAAGGTATCTTTCAAGAGCTTCAGTCTTCATTATACTAGTGCTGCAAAGACTTCTACTTGAACATCAGTTGTTGCTGAAGGTCTTACCTCTACAGTAACTAAATCTTCAAGCGTAGGAAAGTTAGGAGTAGTGTCTGCTTCAGCAATTAACGCTTCTTCTGCTTGGAATAAGATATGTGAACCCCCTGCTCTTACTGTAACTTGATAATTTGTAGCTGCTGTTACATAAGCAACTTTCATATCTTGGTCATCACTTAAATTAGTTATTCTTAAGTACTTGCAATTCTCTACATCTAATGCACCATCTGCACCATAAGGAGTTGAATTAAATACTGCTACTGTTGTAGTCTGTGAGTGAGTACAAGTTAATATTCTTTCAAATACATCAACTATGCCTGTTGTTGTTAAAGTATTAGTAGAACCTCTGACTGAGCCGTTCAATACGACATTCTCTGTAATTGTTGTTGTTAAATCTGCCATTTTATAATTTTATTGTTATTTTAAATTTCTTCCATCCTATTTGAACTATTAACCTTCCTATCTTGAATTTGAACATTAGTAACCTGCACCTCTAGGATTAACAGGAATATTACAAGTTTGAAAATCATTCTGAACTAATACACCTATATTAAATACATAGCCACAACACAAGTTATCAAACCTTTCTTGAAACGGCTCTATTGTAAATTGGTCTTGCGTAAAGTAGATAGGTTCGTTTATATCATTAACTCCTAATAGTGATTGTCTAGAACTATGTCTTAACATTCCAATAATATCTGTACATATTTCTAGTGTTTGATTAAATACTTCTTGTTCGTTATTTTCTCTGTCTACTAACTTAGTTAAAAGCTCGTGTTGTTTAGTTTGCCAATCTGATTTTTCAGAAACCATATCACAAATAAACACTTGAAAGTTATATGTCAATTGACTATCGCCTGTAGCTACTGATGTTGGGTTTATGTGCATTAGCGGAAACTTCTCCATCTTCTCAAGATTGATGTCGTAAATGTCTCCAACTGAAGTAGTGCTTATCTGTTCGTGATACTCGCCTAGTCTTAGCAAAGTGTTCACGACATTATTATAACTTTTATTGTTCACCATTTCTTTTAACTTTATTTTGTGAGTTTAAGTCTGTTTCATAACTTAACCAAGTTAAGCACTCTAACAGTCCTAAATTCGTTATTCTTTCTAAGTTTACTATTTCTCCATTTGTCAATCTATACATCACACCAAACCATCCCCATTTATCAGCAAAGCTTTCTGTTGCTATTGCGTCTGCATTTCCTTCAGCTGCTCCATCAAAAACAATGGCAAAATCGCTGACAATTCTTTCCCGAAATTGTAGAAAAAAAAAAGAGCTGCCTGTACTTGTTGAGCTGACATCTTTTTCATTTCTTCCGTCCTGAGCCGAATATTTCCATCATAAGCGTCAATAATATAAATGTCATTTTTCTTTTCTTTTATCGGTCTATACAATACAGCCATTAATTCAGCTAAATGGTTTTCAACTCCGTTCTTTATAAAGGTCTCGATATCGGCATATTCTCCGAGAGTAATTGAGTCCAAATCAGGATGAAAGCCGTACTCAATTCCTTCTATTTCAATTATCCTTTTTAGGTTAGTATCTTGCTTTTGCTGTAGCTCTGCAATCTTGCTCATTAATACTGCTACATCTTTTAAAGCTAATTCTTTTACCAACTGCTTAGGAATATTAGATAACGCTGCTATTGTTTCAGTTGCTTCTTCAGTCTTTGTACCTGTTTCAAAATCAATAAGTTTTAACCACTTCTCTAGAGTTACATCTTTCCAACTACTGATAAGTTTAAACTCTTTTACCTTGCCTTCTTTTTTAACTTTTACTTTCATCTGTTATATAATAGAAATTTGTTGTTTTTAGTTTAACGCTTTTTTACTGTACGTAATACTTCCCTGCGTTTGGATTGTCTAGGTGATATATTACATTATACCTAACCCCATCTATTGCGTGATTGTAGTTATCTACATACAGCTTAGAACCTTTATCAGCATATATATAATTGTTTAATTCTTTAGCTATGTTTGTACTCTCAGGTGTTATGATTAATTCATAGTCTTGCATACGAGTAATTCCACTTTCAATAGTTCCTTTTTTTACAGGTTTGATGTTTACCCCTAAATGTCTAAGGTCTGCAATTAGTCTAGGTTCTGCACTATCACCGATAATCAAAGTTTGCCCTACTTTGTCTAATATAATCTTAGCTAGTTCGTTTGACTTCAAGCCGTTCTTGTATATATGTTCTTTTAAATATATCTTTCTTTTTCTTTTATCAATAGCTACTTCTGTAAGACTGTCAGGGTCTACACTAAAACCAAAGTCCATACCGCAGGAAGTCTGAAGTCCATCAGGATTAAATTCTCCTATTGACCAATTCTCAAAGACTACTCCTTCTGCTTTATCTAACCAACCCCCTAAGATTTTGTGCTGATACTTTTTAAAGTTTCTGTGCTTTATGCTCTTAATACGCTCTAGGAAGCTCTGTGAGAGGTTTTCTTTGTTGTCTCGGTAGTTGGTGTGTATATAGCATACATTGTCTTTAAAGCCGTTAAAACCACCTTCAATTCCTTTGTCTTCAAAAAACCTTTTGTATATCCAATGCTCTTTAGTTACAGGATTAAGTATAAGTATAATTCTGTTCTGTATTTCTTTTTCTCTAATACTTAAATCAATTGTGTCAAATATATCTTCATCAATAAGTTCCTCAGCTTCATCAAGTACCCAAGTGCTTATTCCTTGTAAAGATTTTAGACTTGCTGTTTGATTACCTGCAGATGTCTTAATACCTCTAAATAGAATGTCTGACTTGTTTCCTAAATTTAAAACCTCAGCTTTGTTTACACTAAAGATGTTTTCAAAGCCTAACAGACTAATCTTTTCTAAGAACTCAGGAATGATAGATAGGTGAGCTGATACCATTGTAAATCTTGTAAACAATACTCTTATGTTCTTAGACATAGTAAGTAAAGTTAAAAAGACTGTAACAGCAAAAGACTTACCTGAACCCCTACCACCTGTTATAATGAAGTATCTAGCGTCAGAATTAAATAGAGGGTTATATTTATTACTCAGTATCAGTTTCTACAAATGTTATTAAAGGTACATTAAGACTTTCATCATTTGTTGTAACATCTACCCTTTGTTGAGGTTTACCATAAAAGTATTCAAAGAACAGCTTAACTGCCCATTGCTCTTTCTTGTCAATACCGCTTTCTAAAGACTTCAACGCCTTATCGTTCATTGGTGTTAAGTTCTCTATTAACTTTTGTTCTGCTGCCTTAGACTTGCGTCCTGCACCTTTCCTTGCACCGCCATTGTTTATTCGTTTATCCATAATTGAAATAGATTGATTATTCAATCTTATATTATATAATAGAAATTAGTCTAATTTGTTTTTAAGCTTTTAAATATATGAGCCACTACATCTACTGTCCATCCATTGCCAAGCATTTTATGTCTTTGATTTAAAGTAAGGTTTACATCTGTATAATCTTTAGGCACATTGTGAATAGACTCTAATTCATTTGCTGTAAACTTTCTTATCCTTCCATTTTGCCATAATCTAAGTGAATTATGATGAGGTAATGTTAATGTAGGTACTTTGTTATCTGTTTTGTATTTTTTATTATAAACATCTATAGATGCTAATTTTGGACAGTCTGTAAAATCTATCTTATTGTACATTAGGTAACTATTCTTAGCTTTTAACCAAACATCAGATGGAACATCTTCCTCTAAAGTAACTATATCTTTAAGTAAAATACCTTTATTTTTTGGTTGTTGTATATTTGGAATATTAGTCCAATACAATCTTCTTCTATGTCCTGCTGAAACCAAACAACTATTTATTTTTATAGGTTCTAAACCTAATGCTCCTGTAATTACATCTTTCCACTCTTTTTTCATTATTACATTCTCTAATAAGAAGTAAGTAGGTTTTACTTCATTTAATAGTCTTATGTATTCCCAAAATAATTTACTTTCACCATCAAACCCTTCTCCTTTACCTGCGTTACTAAAACTTTGACAAGGACTACCACCTATTAATAAATCAATTTTAGGTAAATCTTCACCTTTTACTTCTGTTACACTACCTATCTGTATAGTGTTTGGGTAATTATCCATAGTAACTTTTATAGCGTGTTCATCAATCTCACTTGCAAAGTAATTATCTACTTTAATTCCTACTCTTTCTAGTGCTATTTGACCACAACTCATTCCGTCAAATAAACTTAATACATTCATTAGTTATATTCATTTGGAAGCATTAGTCTTATCCCTAAGTCAGTTAAAGCCCATACTCTTATTTGCTCTGTATATGTTTCAAAGGCTTTAGTGTTTAAAGCTGTTGTACTTCCTATTTTATTTATTGCTATTTGATTATCATTAAAACTTATCATTTCATATTCAGACAAGAACTTAGCTCTTAAAGCGTCGTGCATTTCATTAGGAAAATATCCTAGTTCTTCTGCTAGTCCTTGTACGATACATTTCCAATAGTAACTGTTCTGCATATTGCTTCTTGTGTTTCTTTGTTTCTTTACACTTACTATGTAATCGTTCTCTAATTCCTTTAGGTAACTGAATAGAATTTGCTTATCTCTTTTGTCTTTTATTACAAATTTCATTACTCAGTCTTGCTTCTTATCTTTTCTGTTGCTCCTTCCCAAAGCTTGTCTCGTTTCATAGTTAGAGTAGGTTCAGTTCTTTTAAGACTTGGCATTCCGTCTGTTGGTTTGCTATCCATATAAAGACCGCAACTGCACTGAGCTTCCTTAGTTACCCATTTCTTATCTCTTAGGACTATTGTAGCTTTTCCTATTTCCATTGTCTGACCGCACTCGCAACTATACAGCGTCATTATGTAATCTATCTAATTCAAAGTGTAAGTGATTAATTGCTTTCTGTATATCTTGTTCAGCAGGATTGCCTTCTTTTTTACCTGCTCTTAATAGATAACTGATTGCAGTTCCTATGTTGTAGCTATCAGGTTGGAAGTCCTCTACTACTTTTCTTGCTGAGTAACCGTACTTCTTTCCTGAGTAATAACTAGGTTCAGGTGTTTTTTTGTAATCACTATCTAATTCAATTGGTGGCATATTTTCTAGGTTTTTAATTAGTTTCTCGTTCTGTGTCATTTGTTAATAGTTTTAAAAGTTGATGAGGTGTATAAATGCGACTATCACCTGAGTAATTTTCGAATATGCAAGTAAAGTTATCGTTCTCCCAAGTCCAAAGGCTTCTGACATTCTTTTTAACGTGGTTGTTTAATACCCACTTAATTGTTTTGTAAGTTCTTTCCATATCTATTGTTTTAGTTTTAAATACGCTAAGGGTTCAGAAAAAAATAAGAAAATAACCGCTTTGTTATTTAAGTTAAGTTTAGCCCTTAGCATATTCTTTATATAGTTTTTTTATCCCATCAAAGCAAGTTGATATACAAGAACCACAGTTAGTTCCTGTCGAGTAATTAGTATTATATATTGTATTATATACTGATATCATTCTCTTTTTTGCTGCTTGGTCTTTTGCTCTACCTGTTTTTAAGTCTTCCCACATATCTAATATTTCGTCTACTATTTCCTGAGGTAAAGTATCAGGTGTTTCTACTTCTGTTGTTTTATCCCAATACTTCTGAGGACAATGTTGAGTAGCAATTCTTGCTTTCACTTTCATAAAGCATTTACAAATGGAGCAATTTCCTAATAAAGATTTATAGTAAACACATCCCTTACAAATAGCTATTCTATCTTCATAAATTTCGTTAGGTACAAAAAACTTATTCATTTTTTTTCTTCTTCCTTTTTTTAACGATTATTGTCTGAGAAAATCCAAACATCATTTCAAAAGAAGAACACTTATCAGGGTCATACAATTTCATTCAATTCTTTTTTTAATATTTCTCTTACTTTATCTATTGTAGTAAATAAACTGTTTCTGCTTATTCCTGTTTTCTTTGCTAGACTGTCTAGTGTCTCTCCTTGGTAGTACAATTCAAAAATTTTCTTATCGTACCAAGTTTGCTTATCTAATACTTTGTCAATTTCTTCTAGCTTTTCCCATTTGTAAATGTCTTCTATTTCTTCAGGCAAGTTGTATATACTTTTATGAAAAGCGTTCTGACTAGAGCTTGTCATATATACTCCTACTAAATTAGTGTAGTATTTTTTATACTTATAATAAAAAGGACTTCTTACACTTGTTAAACTTCTTCTCAATACTACAGCACCATAACCCTTAATTCCTTTTAGCCCGTCTTTTTCATAAATGTTTTTTAATGTTTCAGGGTTCATTTGTAGAAAATATATCATAAGTTCCTGAACAGCGTCATTAATTGCTTCTTCATCTTGCGTTATTCCGTAACACATATTTCTAAAAAAAGAACTAAGCTTTGATATTTCTGCATATATATCAGTCATTTACTTGTTCTAAAGCGTCAATTTTATCCACTACATCAAAAACCATTTCACTAAGTACAACTTTATATGCTCTTATTATTGAAGCGTTAGTTTTAGTTTCTAGTCCTGCAAAAAAACCATTTGTAGCTACTGATAGATTTGTTGGTATTATCATTAACCAATCGTACCAATTATTTTCTCGTACTCCTTTACCGTAGTTGTTGTGATACTCAAGTACGATTTCAACTACATCTAAATAATTATTGTATCTTGATTTTGAACTTACATCTTTTGCAAACTCAGTACACATAGTTATATAAGTTTCAATTATGTTCTTGTGTTCTTCACTTGAGTAAATCGGTTCTATCATACGCCAAACTTAATAAAAAAGTTTACTCAATTCCTTTTTCTTTTTTTAACTTATCAACAAGTGATTTGTAATAACTTATCTTTTCTTCATATTCAATACGACTTATCTTTACAGTTGTTCTAGCTAAGTATTGTAATTCCTCAGCTTTACCTTCTCCGTACTTGCCGTCTAATGCTAGACTAAATTTATACTGTTCACCCCAAGCATAAACATTACATTTTACGCACTGATTTTGACAATTTTCTTCATCAAAACGAGTTGATAAATGTTTCCTAGATTGAAAGTGTCCGTTCTGCATACCATCTTTGTAGTGCCTAACTACTCCACAGGTGAAGCATTGACAATAACCAAATTCGTTAGCTTCCCTAAGTCTTATGTAAAGACTGAACCACTTGTCAAGTTCCTTTTTTAATTTACTTACTGTCTTTTTCATATAGACTTAATAAAATCAGCTACTATTTTCCAATCTTCATCTGAGCTATTATCTTTGTTTTTATATAATTCACGTAAAGAATTTAAAGCGTCATCAATTTTATGCTTTTTTGTTCTATTAGATTTTTTTATATTTACAGGCAATCTGTCTGTTAAATCCCATTCTATTGATGTTCTTCCTGTAACAGTACACGTTCTATTTTGAACCTCATAAATAACTCCAAGTTTCCTTAACTCAGTAAATCTTGTTGCTTCTTGTTTAATGACATTCATAGTTTCGTAAACTTCTCTAGTTGTAGAAGGTTTACCCATAGCCAATAAAGCTGAATAAACCCTGAACCTCATATTAGATAAAAGTCCTTCTTCTTTAATTTGATTGTAGCAGTCTATTGATGTTTGTCTTGTTTTCATTCTTTTTCAAATTTAGTACAAAATATTGCTTCTAAAATACAAAGTAAAATTATTATTCCCCATACAATTGTTAATATCTTCATTTTAATTTTCTTATTAGCCACATTACAATGGCTGTTATTAATAAATAACCTATTATTTCCTAAAGCTTTTACCCTTAATTATTACTACCTTACACTTCCTCAACCTATCTAAAGTCCTTTCATCATATCTTTCTTTAAGTGAATTTGGTGATAGATTTGTAGTTATTAGTAATGTCTTTGAACTGTCCTCTGCATAAGATATTGCATCAGCAACAGCGTCTATCTTTGTTCCATAGTCATTCTTAATGCTTTCAGTACCTAAGTCATCAATTATAATAAACGGTGCAACATTTCTATCTACTGCTGCTAATTCTTTAGCAGGAATACTTCTAAGGACTTTATTTGTTTTAGTTCTAAATATGGCAGGAATAACATAATTTAAGATAGTTGATTTACCTAATCCACATTCACCCATTAACATAAGACCTCTACCTCTTGTGTCTACTAACCAATCAATAATTTCATCATAAGAATGAAGATGTTCATACTTATCAATAGTTCTATCATAATATTTAAAAGCCTTAATAAACATTTCTTTTAATTCTTCTCTTGTTCCTAGCTTATACCTGTTGTAAACTTTAGGTTTAAGGAAGTCAGCTTGTTTAAATGTATCTTCTATTGTTCTCATATTCTTTTTAAAATGTTCCATCACCATAGTCTTGACCTTTCTGATGTCTATGTGGTAAAGTGTTATTATTTCTGTTTTCTCGTTTTTCCCAAGTTCGTACACAAGCCTTCCAATTTTTCATCTTGTTGCTTCCTACCATCCAATCTTTGCTTTCATAAAAATCAATAAAGGCATCTGCACATACTTTATTTTTCCTTTCATTACAATACTGATGTACTTCTTCAACAGTTGGTTTTTTAAAAAACGCCTTTTTATTACTATCTGTAAGATTAGTATTAGTTATATTTATATTAGTATTATCTGTACTTATATTTATACTACCCTTGTCTTTTAAATTGATGTACCTATGCAATATTTCTTTACTACCTTGTTTATATATAACGGTTCTATCTATATAACCATTATCATCTAACATTTTAAGCCAATTTTGAACTGCTCCCCTACTAACTTCATAAAGTCTGCAAAAGTATTCTGTTGAAGCTGTGCATTTACCATTCATATTGCAAAGAGCAGTAATCTCTGCATAAAGTAATTTAGCATTAGGTGTTAGCTTTTTGCTGTATCTTACTTCAGCAGGAATTATAGCATAGTAACTTGGCTTCTCTTTCATATTACTTCTATTTCGTGTTGATAATTTTGAAGTGCTAACTTACATAATTCTAATTGATTATAGAAGTCTTTGTAAGAAACTTTTATATCAGTTCCAAATTCACCTGAAACAATACGAATAGTTGTCTGATGTTTTGAGCTATCGTGTATTCCGTTTTTCCTCAGGTGTTCCTGTAAATTATACAAGTCAATAAAAGTTAATTTAGCGTCTTTAATTTCAGTGTAAGCATTATAAACTTTGTTAAATGTATTACGATACAAAGGAAAAGATGAATAGTTAGATGAGTGACATCTTTCATAATGATTCACGCTTGTTCTATTCCTGTCTAATACTTTAGCAATTACTTCCCTGTGGGTTTCATCTTCTAGTCTTGCAACCATAGCTGCAACCATTCTAGGCACTTGAAATTCTGTCTTCCTAGTTTTTAAAGCTAGAGAGCCTTTAGGCAACCCTACTAATTTTGTAGTAAGGTCGCAAAGGTTTTTAAAGTTATCTTCTGTATTCATCTTAGAAAGGCATATCTTCTTCAGCTTCTCCATTCGTTATCTTGTCTGAAGATTTGTTGCTTTGGTTAGTAAAAAAGTAGCCATCTATATTGTGAAAATATCTTCCGTTATATTCCCTAGAATAAACATTACAAAGGACTGATACTTCCATACCTACTTCTAGCTTGTTCATTTGCTTTAATTTATCACCAAAGGCACTTACACAGACTTCATTGTTAAACTCCCCGCCTGTATCAATTACTATTGATTGCTTTTGCCATTCTTTACCTGCTTTAGATGTTCCTGTTTCTAATTCAAGTTTCTTTACTAGTTTTCCTGTTACTTCCATTTTTATTGTGCCTGTTTTTGCAGGTCTTTATTAATTAAATTATTTGTTACTAATTGAGTTACACCATTTTGTTATGTCATCTCCATAGATGAACTTACCTGTCTTTGCTGAGTAAGGTGCAAACCTACCATTTTTTTCTTTTACAGGTAGCTTTACAATAGTCTTACTATAAAGAAATCTTCCTATACCCCAATTCACACAAGCTCTTTTAAAAGCATCTGAAACGTGTCCTTTGTTTTTCTCTACATTAGACTCTGAACCTGTATCTGACTTCCATACCCATTCATCTTCTTCTATTTTTATTCCTACTTTACAGAATAATAA